ACTTCTTTAGGTCATCCAGTGTGTATCGATTATATCTCATCCAAAAAAATCCTCCAGTGATCCTTGCGTTCCATAACTGTTGTCTATTAACCAGCTCATCTTCTCAGTAATAAATTTAAGAGGTTCTACGAAACTCTTAGTGAATTGTACATCATAGTCTATTCTGTCTCTTATGTCAAGTTCCTTTGGAAAAGAAGTGATAAAAGAAAATGCAGATGACTGATATATGTTTGGTTGCTTCATGTTCACGAATCGCACCTTGTCTCCCTCTTGTATGAAGGGGAATTTACCAGACAGCTTGTTCTTACGAATTAAATGGTTATACAATATTGCACCTTTAACGTGCATAGGAGCACCAGATGCAAACAGACTCGACTCTCCTGTAAATTTCTCTACACCATTACAACTACGTGGAAATGCGATCTCTTCTGGTGACAACTTCATAAACTCTTTCCTAAACTCCTGTATAAAGGTATTTAGCATTTTCTCATCACCGTCCATAATAATCTTGAGTGCTTCCTTAATCTTCTCTCTACATGGTGCAGGCGTACTTGATTTGACCGCCTCAATACCCATAATCTTTAACTTGGGTTCATTGTATCGTACACCTTCACTATCCCAGACATTGAGAATATATCGTTTCTTTGCAGTCCATACACCCTTGTCTGCAATGACCTCACGAGCCATGACCATCTTCTGGTCATATGCGTTCATTCCTTTAGCAAGTGCTTCATAACTGTTATTGATAAAAGGTTCCAACTTCTCTTTTGCAACTGTATCCAAGAAATTGACGATCTTTCTAGTGTCAGTTCCTTCATCAAACACGTTATCAACCAATTTCTCAAAAGTGATATATACCGAATCCGTATCGCTTGCAATAACGTAGTCAATCTTTTCTGTATTGAGAATCTTGTTAAGATAGACATTAAGTGCCTTTTCAATCCATCGTATAGATAACTGACCGCTAGTTGTAATTGCAGTAGCGACCAACAGATCGAAATACCTAAACCAATTATTCCCAATAGCACCATACGCACTATTAAGGGATATCTTCTTGGCCATCTGGATATTATTGTATCTTGAGATATCCTTGAGGAGGCTTGGTTTCTTAGTGTCTTCATACTCTTGTTGAGCTTGCAACATAAGTTTTTTATATTTGACACGATCATTATACATACTCTCCATAATCTCAGGAAGGAAACCACGTTTGTCTTTACGAAAGAACGCACCATTTGGTGTCATACAGTGTGCAGTCTTATTTGTAACCTTACCTTCTAATACCTTGTCTACCAGACCATCCACCTTCTTACAATCTGTTACTAATGTCTCTGGTGATATATTATATTGCATAATCAAGTGTGGATATAGTGAGTTCAAGTCAAATGACATAACCCACTTATGCATACCTACTTGTGGGTCTTTCACATAAGCACCCTCAAATTTTTCTATTTTGTCAGTAGTTTTACTTTTTTGTGGTATGATGATATTTTTATTTCTTAAATAATTGTATATAAGTACATCCCAATATCGAACTGAACCAAGAACATCAGTATAATTAACCTTTGCATCATAAGCCATTGTAAGTGCGAGTGCAATGAGGCCCATCTTATCTTCTAGTTTATCAACAATCTCAACGTCCTGTATATTGTATTCGATAAACGATTGGAAATCTTTCTGATACCATTCACTAAATGTATCATATGGATTACCGTCTTTACTCTCGCCTAGTTCTACCTTTGCAATGTGGTCTAGTCGATAGGACTCTTGTGCAGTATAGGTGAACTTGCGATACAGATCAAAGTAATCAAGTGCAGCCACACCCTGTATATTATACGTCTGGTGATTGCGTCCCATTTTGTAAACTTCACGTTCTTGGACACTACCCCAAGGAGATAGACGTTTCAGTTCATCTTCACTAATCTTTTTCTTGATGCGATTACAAAGATAGGGAATATCAAAGAACTCTGTATTCCATCCAGTAATAACGTCAGGCTGATGCTTCTCCCAGAATATTAAAAACTCCTTGAGTAGATGTACTTCACTTTCGCACTCAATATAGGTTACATCATCACGATTTGTAGTGAACTTACCAACACCCCACACGACAATCTTTTTGTTCTGGTGGTTTTTGATGGTAATAGACAGCATTTCCTCATCTGCAGCCTTTGGGTCTGGAAATCCGTTCTCACACTGCACCTCAGCGTCTAATGTCACGATCAGTATTTGATCCATGTCCCAATTGACAGTTCCATCATATTTGTCACTGATATAACAATAAGAGTACTGTGTATTACCACATACTAACTCTGGCTGACTTTTGTGTGACTCAATCCATTCTTTAGCTTCCTTGATATTGTCAAACTTTGTAGGAAGAACATGAGTACCGTCAAGAGTTTTATATCCTGTCTCTTGAGTTACAGGAGAAAATAGAGTAGGCGCATATTTTACTTTGGAGTTTATGCGTTGGCCATTTTTGACCTCACGAACAAAGAGTTGATTGCCCCATTGGAGTACATTTGTATAAAAGTTCATATTAAGACTATAACAGGAAAGATACTATTTGTCAAGGGTAAATGGTGTAGTAATTACATATTTTTTCTGAGGATTAATCATGACGTTTAATTTATTCATCAATTTACGATTCATCAAAACCGCTGTATTCATTCTAGTTCTATCATCTAATCCTATTTTTACTTTTCCATAATTAGTTCCAGCAAATTCAAATTCTAACTCTACCACTGGCCGTTCATCTTCACCACCTCCAGTTACCGAAACATATTTATCAATAAGATTAGTTGTTATAGTTTTTTCTTCATGTGTAAAAGTAATTTTCTTACCTTTAATTTCTATATCTTCTGCATGAAGAACTGGATATATGGCATTACCAGTATCAAATTTAGCAACTAAATTACCAAAAGGTTTTATTGATACCACTTCTTCCCAACCACATTCTGTAGGAACAGTATACCTCATTTTTGGATTATTGAAGTGTTCTAAGATTTCTTTTACAATATTTTTTCCAGAAGCTTCTTCAATACCTTCTGTGCCAGGCGAACTATTCACTTCCAACATATATGGTGATTTATTTTTAGGATCATTTGAAGGAATAAAATCTACAGCACTTAAAATACCACCAATAGATTTTGCAGCCAATAAAGATTGTTCTGTTTCTAATTCTGAAAGATTATACTTTTTAACTTTTGCACCTTGAGAATAATTACTTCTAAAATCACCCTCTAATACATCTCTTTGCATTGTTGCAACTATCTTGCCATCAAGAACCATAACTCTCACATCAAAGTCTGTTTTAATATATTCCTGTATTAACAAGTCAGCTTGTGGGTCTATCTTAAATATAAGTTGAACCACAGAGTTTAATGCTCTTTCTGATTCAACAAATAAAACACCAACACCTTTTGAGCCTCTTAGTGTTTTTAAAATGATTGGAAATTTTGTATCTAAATTTTCAAAAGATTTTTCAACGGAATCTTCATTTGGAATTAACACAGTTTTTGGTTGAGTTAATCCATAGTCTTTTAAACGAATATAAGAACGATACTTATCAGATGCAATAGCTATAGATGTCCTACTATTAACACAGCAAACACCAAGTCTTTCAAGTTCAGATATCAAATCTAGAGAACTATCTTTATCAGGAGTTCCACGAACAAACACTACTGTAGAGGAATCTAATACAAACCCTTTATCATCATCTATAGAATGTATAGAGTGTTTACCACTGTCATATTTAATATATGCTCCCTGTATAGAAATAACATAATTAGGTATATTTAATTTGTCAGCTTCTTCTTTAATACGTTTAGAAGTTATAGCTTTATCACCATGTTCTACGGAAAGAACTACAATACGATAATCACTATCTACTTGTTCTGTAATAAAGGATTTAAATTGCTCCATTAAACTTCTTTCTTTTTACCTATATTATATTTCGGTTCTAATATCCATTCAGATTTAGCCGAAAAAGAAATTACCTTTATTTGACTGAGAGGAGCTTGTTCTCCAATTTCATCTATGATTTCTACAAGACCCCAATCTTTAAGCAATTTAGCAATAGTGTTACGTCTAGCAATATCATTTACTGATATGTTTGTTTCTTTACCATCCAACGCAAACAACTCTTTAAAATGACAGCAATAGTATCTACCCTGTT